GCCTCAAGGTCCTCTCTTGCATGCTTCCGGTGCTATGATCCGTCAAAATCACCCACACGATTCACGGAAGACCCATTCGTCTTAAGGACGTTGAGCTTCCCCACCTGCACGGCGAGCCGAATGTTGAGCGAGGAAAGACAGTCGGCGATTCGTTGTTGCTCGGCTTTCGCGTCGGGAATGTATACCTCAAGTCGCGACAACTGAGTCGGATAGAGATGAGCGACCGTGTCACCCTGGGCGACCTGGGCGAGTTCCCGACGCCGCGAGCCATTTAGGTAGTAGCTGAAGAAGCGGCCATCAACTGGCGAGCGAATGACATTCAAGTCGCTCCCCAGAGCGACGCCGCCATGAACGACACAAGCGCAGGTTGCGATGTCCTCTTTGGTTTCACCGGAGGCGGGAATGATCACGTCCCCCGCGTTGCTAAGGACTAAATCGGAAGCAGGAAGGTTGGTTCTCGATTTGACGATTTCGATGATCTCACCGTATGAGGTGTATAGCTCGCCGTATCTGATGCACGGCGTTCGTCCGCCTTCAGCGACATCAGACTTGGAAATGCCTTTGCCTTTCGATATCTCCGCGATGTCGCCAAGTGCGCACCTTTGCCACTCCACCGCGCTGCGGAACTCGGGGAACCGAAGTCGAGGTCGGGACTCGCCGGGCTGGGGGAAGAGCTGCTGCATCAGCCCTTGCTTGTGCTGCCGCAGGGCTTCGAGCTTCCGGCCCTCCGCCGCGATCAGATCGTCCAGCGAGCCGAGGCAGTCGGCGATCTTCTGCTGCTCGGCGACTTCTGGTAGTGCCAACTCAATCTTTAGAAAATCCGCTTTGTTCAGTACACGGTTTCGTCCAGCACCACCCGGTGAGATCACACCGAGGTTGTAAATGAACTGTTTATCAAGGATCGGATATCGGAAGAACTCAGGTAGTACGGTTTTCCGGTCAAATCGGTAGGTGGGAAATCGATGCGAGACCAGGGCGCCCGAATCTTCTGGTCGCACAATTGCGATCGCCCCTTCCCATGCGAAAGTGATATTGACTATGAGGTCATCGCAATCGACCTCGTAAAGACGCTCCATCGACGTTTTCTCGGGCTGCTCAAGTTCCTTTCGAAATGTGCCCCTTCCATGGCTTCTGATACCTAGGCCTAGGTATGGAATTGCGGGCTTCTCTCGCTCACGAACGATTGGCGTGAGAAAATCTTCAAACGGCCTTTTCAACCAACCCGGCGTATCCCGAAACTCGGGAAACCGCAGATTCGGCACTAAGCGCGACGGCGTGTCGGCTGTCATCGCGCGCTCCCCTGCTCGTAGGCGTTGAGGCCCGAGATGTCCCGGCCGTGGGCCCGCTTGTTCAGGAGCGGAACGAGGTCGGCCATCAGAACGAGTTCCCGCTCGCGGCGTTCGCGCCAGCCCAGGCCGAGCGGCTCCATCAGGTCGGTGAGCTGCTCGCCGTCGAAGATCATGCGCTGGAGGATGGTGTCGACGAAGGCCGCGAGGGCCTCGGTCGTCAAACCGTGGGTCTGGGCGAGCCCCTCGATCTCCTTGGCCTGCTTTGCGGCCTTGAACCGCTCGTAGCCGGCGCGGATGGCGGCCTCATCGAGGCCTTCGCCCTCCTTGAGCGAGCGGACGTACTCGGTGATCGCCTCCCGCTCGTCGAGGAACTTGGCGTCGGACTGGATCAGCCCAATGAGCTGCTCGCGGCTGATTGTGAGCTTCTTCGGGTCCTGACCCGAGTACTTGGCGATCAGCTTCATGATGTAGTCGTAGTCGATGACGGCGGAGGCGAAGAGGACGAACTCGAAGTCGAGCTGGTCGACCTCGGGGTTGGCCGGCTCGCCGTCCCCGCCGGGCGTGTCCTGCTGCTCCTTGAGGCGCTGGGCGGTTTCGAGGTAGGCGCCGCGGAAGGCGCGGAGGTCGTCCTTGGGGAGGGCCTGCTCGATCTGCTCCCGCTGCTCTTCGGTGAGGTCGGTGTACTGGTCGAGCTGCGTCTGGAGGCGTTGGACCTCCTTGAAGCGCTTGATGAACTGGGCACGGGCGTCGTCGCCCATGAGGTTGTTGACTTGATCGGGCGTGGCTTCGAGGCCCTGCGACTGCATGAACGCGCCGAGGTCGGCGACGGCCTGCTTGAAACTGCCGATGACGACGGGCGCCTTGTCGACCAGCCAGATCTCACGGGCCCGGTCAGCCTGCGCACCAGAGAAGAGCGCGATGGCGGTGTCGACGCTGTCCTGCTGCTGGCGGAAGTCGAGGATGTTGCCATAGGGCTTGGTCGCGTTGAGGACGCGGTTGGTGCGGGAGAAGGCCTGGACCAAGCCGTGGTGCTTTAGGTTCTTGTCGACGTAGAGCGTGTTGAGAAACTTTGCGTCGAAGCCGGTGAGGAGCATGTCAACGACGATGGTGATGTCGATCTTTTCCTGGCCCTTGTGGGGCAGGTCGCGGTTGGCGAACTGCTGATCCTTAATGCGCTGTTGGACGTCCTGGTAGTAGAGATCGAAGTTGTTGATGTCGTCGTTGGTGCCGTACCGCTGGTTGTAGTCGGCGATGATCGCCTTGAGCGCGGTTTTCTTGCCCTCGGGGTCCTGCCGGTTGTCCTCCTTCTCCTGGGGGAGGTCCTCCTGGAGCTGCTGGACGTCCTTGTTGCCCTCTGCGGGCGGCGAGAAGACGGCTGCGAACTTCAGAGGGACGAACTCGGGGTCGGCGGCTTGACGCTCGGCCTGGAGCCTCTTGAAGACATCGTAGTATTCGATGGCGTCGTTGATCGAGGCGGTAGCGAGCAACGCGTTGAAGCGTCGGCCTCCGGTGGCGGCATCGTGCTTATCGAGGATAGCCTGGGCGACCGCCTGCTTGGTGAGAATCTGGCCGGGCTTGAGGGCAGCGGCGTCCTTGGGTTTGTAATAATCGACGTGGAAACGGAGGACGTTCCGATCCTCGATCGCGTGAGTGATGGTGTAGGCGTGGAGCTCTTTCTGGAAGAGGTCCTTGGTGGTTCGAAGGGTGGCGACGTCTCCCTCGATCTGCTTGACGGTCGCGTTGTCCTCAAAAATCGGGGTGCCAGTGAAGCCGAAGAGCTGGGAGTTCGGGAAGAACTCCTTGATAGCCTTGTGGGTTTCGCCGAACTGCGACCGATGGCACTCATCGAAGATGAAGACCATCCGCTTGTCTTGGAGCTGTTCGAGCCGCTGCTTGAACGTTGACCGCCCCTGAGCGACGTTCTGCTTGTTGTGCTTGCTGTTCTCGTCGAGGGCGAGCCCGAGCTTCTGGATGGTCGTGACGATAACCTTGTCCGCGTAGTCGTCGGACTCGAGCCGGCGGACAAGCGCCGCGGTGTTGGTGTTTTGCTCGACGCAGTTCTCTTGGAACCGGTTGAACTCCTCGCGGGTCTGGCGGTCGAGGTCCTTGCGGTCGACGACGAAGAGGCACTTGTGGATGTTCTCGTTGGTCTTGAGGAGCGTCGAGGCTTTGAATGAGGTGAGCGTTTTGCCCGAGCCGGTCGTGTGCCAGATATATCCGTTGCCGCAGTTCTGATCGATGCAATCGACAATCGCCTTCACTGCGTAGATCTGGTACGGGCGCATCATCAGGAGCTTCTGCTCACTGGCGATGAGGACCATGTACCTGCTGATCATCTCGCCAAGCGTGCACTTGGCGAGGAAGCGATCGGCGAAGTCGTCGAGGTAAGTGATCTTCGTGTTGTCCTCGGCCGCGAACTGGTAGATCGGAAGGAACCGCTCGTCCGCGTCGAAGGCGAAGTGCCGCGCGTTGTTGTTGGCGAAGTACCACGTGTCCGTGCGGTTGCTGACGATGAAGAGCTGGACGAAGCAGAGAAGCGTCTTGGTGTATCCGTTACCGGGGTCGTTCTTGTAGTCGACGATCTGCTCCATCGCCCGCCGAGGGCTGATCCCAAGCGTCTTTAGCTCGATCTGAACGACGGGGACGCCGTTGATCAGGAGTATGACGTCGTAGCGGTGATGGCTGTTGTCCGTATTGATGCGGAGCTGATTGATGACCTCGAAGGCGTTCTTGCACCAATCCTTGATGTTGACGAGGGTGTAGTTGAGCGGCGTGCCGTCGTCGCGGACGAAGGCTTCCCGGTTCCGGAGAGACTGGGCGGCTTCGTAGACGTCCGGTGTCACGATCTCGTCGAGGAGTCGCTGGAACTCGCCGTCGGTGAGTGTGACACGATTCAGGGCTTCGAATTTTTCCCTGAAGTTTGCTTCAAGCGTGGTTCGATCGCGGATGTCGGAGCGATATTCATACTTGAGGTCCCGTAGCTTTGCGACAAGCGACTCTTCAAGTTTGCGCTCGGCTGTGATCATCGGCATCGCGGGGATTCACTCTTTTTTGGATCTACCGAATGCGTCCGGCTGCCCGGTGTTAAATGCGAACGCGAGCGGAGGTTGGCCTCGATGCCGCAGATGAAGGAGACGATCTTGTTGTGGATGGCCTGATCCATTATTCTGCGTTCCGGGTCGCGCTTGGGCTGTTATCGACGTGGCCTGTCTCAAAAACCTTCAGCCGCTCGTACTCCTCCACCGCCATCACAACTACAACCGGCCGCCCATGCTTGGCGACCGCCACCGGTCCGGCCCGGGCAAGGTCGATCAGCCGGCCGAAGCCGTACTTGGCGTCCTTCGCGGTCAGAGTCCTCATCCGATTCCCCGAGCTCGTCGAGGCGTGTTTCGGCCAATATGGCCAAATATGCAATCCGTAGCGGAGCAGCCGGCCTTCCGTTCAGCCTTTCAGTCCGGGTACGGCGCCTCGTAGCGTCATGGCCAAACGGCTGCCGTGCCAAACCCCGCCGAGGGGGCCGCCTTCGGCTGATCGGTGACCAGCACGGGATCAATCCGGACCTTGAACAGGTATTCGCTGACCAGGCCGTCCGATCGTGTCGCCGTCAGCAGCAGTGTATAGCACCGCGTCGGTTGACCGGACGCCAGCGTGAAGCTGACGATCTCGGACCCATAGCCCAGGCCGGAAATCGCCAGCTCGCCGGTGCCCGATGGCGCAGCGGCGAGCGACAACGAAGTCAGCACCTGCGCATCGAGCGGGTCGATCTCGTAGCGATAGCCCTTGATGGCAGTTGGCAGTTTCGACCGGAGCCAGATCGGCCCGCGACTCACCGGTACGCCACGAAGCGCGCCATACATGCTACCACCTCACGATGCACAGGCCGGCTGCACCGGCCGCGCCGTTCTGTGCCGTCGTGCCCGCTGCTCCGGTGCCCGCGCCACATGCGCCGCCGCCTGGAAAATAGCCCGCTATACCGACGCCATTCGCCGTGTCGTTGCACCCGCCAGACAGAGGCCCATTGCCGCCGAAGCCGCCCCAGACGCCGCCGACAACCCCGGAGTTGCCCTGTCCCGTGCCGCCATTGCCGCCGTCGCCGCCATACAGGTTGACGTCTCCGCCGGAACCGACGCCGGCCTTGTTTCCAAACACCGGAATGCTGGTCGTGCTTGAGACGCTGACGACGCCGCCGGTCGCACTGACGGTGGTAAACCCGGCTCCCGCGAAGCTGGTTGTGCCGCCGGCGCCAGGCGCGGCCGGAGCGGTAGTCCCGGCAGTCCCGCCGGCCCCGATCGTCACCGTGATCGACGCACCAGACGTTAGGCCAGACAGGCGCTTTCGCGCGTAACCACCGCCCGATCCGCCGCCGCCAGGAATACCCGACACGGATGCCCAGGAGCCGGAACCACCGCCCCACACCTCGACGTCGAGGGCGGTGACGCCGGTCGGGACCGCGAACGTCCCCGACGACGTGAACGTCTGCACCCCATGCGGAACGGCCGCGATCAATGCCTTGATCGAAAGCAGAACCTGATTGAACACGGTGCCCGTGGTGTCGGCGGTAATGCTCGCCGCTGCCAGGATCGACATCAGCTCCTCCTGGAGCATGGTGACGAACCAGTAGCGGACGCGCGTCGCCGGCGATATGCCCGGCACCGCAGGCCCGAAATACCCGGTCGTTCCGGTCAACGCCGGAGGCGACGGCAGCGTGGCAACCGCCGTCGGATCAGTGATTCTTTGCATGAAGTGCCCCGATCAGGAGAAAACGAAAAGCACCAAGGTTCCCGCCGGCGCGTCTTGCGTGATGCGGCAGACCAGCTCGCCGGCGTCATAGGTTTCCAGCGGATCGTCCACGCTGGACTCTTCGACTGAGAAATAGAAAGTCGTGATCTGCGGTGCGTTCACCTGCCAGATGAACGCCCACTCCGGTTCGAGCAGCGGTTCGTCGCAAGGCATGTCCACGGTGTACGGCGAGAACTCGGTAACGGTGATGGTGAACCCGAGCGCCGCCGCCAGCGTGATGAAGTACGCCGTGGTCAACGCTCCCCGCGCGCCAAACTTTGCACGGACCGCGGCCTGGCGCTGCTCGATCGAGGGATTCGGCGCCGTGCACGGGTCAGGCAGGCCGAGCGAGTTCTCCCATTCCACCAGCAGGTTTTGCGTCGTTGCCGGGCTGGCGTCGATCAGGACCTGTGCCGCTGCCGCCGTGCTGCGGGTATAGGTCGGTGCCAGCGCCAGCATGACCGCCGACAGCGTGGACGCGGGATCGCGGCGCCAGACGCGGCCCGTTGGCAAAAGCCGCAGCATCGCCTGCTGATAGTCGGCATCGCCAAATGCGGGAGGGGTCGGCATCAGGAATAGGTGACCGTTCCGAGGGTGAACAGGTAGCCGGGCGCAGACGTGATCGGCCACGTCGAGGGCGTGGTGATCGCGAACGACGGCAGACCGCCGATGGCGGTGATCGCCGCGGCGCAATCGCTCTGCTCGATCGACGTGGTTGCGAGCGGGCTGTCCTTTTGCAGGAACAGGGTGGTCAGCGCGGCCGACACCTGCGTCTGCTGCGCGCTCGAAATCCCGGACAGGCCGGCGAGCGTGAACGCCTGCGTCGAGGCCTGCGGCGCGACGGCATAGACCAGCATCGTCACCGCGCGCAGCGCATAGAGGAAATTCGCCACCGCGAGCTGATCGCCGGTCGCAGCGGTGTCGCGAGTTTCAAGCGCGGCGACGCCATTGGTCCCCTGCGGGAAGCCGCCATAGGCCGATTCCGCCACGTCCATCATGAAGAAAACCGTGACGGTGCCGGCCCCGGCGATCCACGGTGCGCACCATGCGCGGGTGACGCCGGTCACCTGCAACGCCCAGGTGACGAAATCCGCTTGGTTCCCGCCGTGCGGCGGTGCCGCGTAGCTCTCCTGCATGCGGGTCCGCATGGGGCCGTCCGTCTCCAGGTCGGCGCCCCCGGTAATCGCGGCCGTCGCGGCGCCGGTCGCGTTGATGCCGCCGATCGAGACTCCAAGCTCCAGCGGCGTGCCGCTGTCGGTGTTGCCGTTCGAGCCCGCCACCAGGGCAACCACGATCACCGCGACCGATCCGCCGCCGCCAACCGTCGCGTCGGCCGCCGTGGCGTACTGGACGCCATCGCCGCGGCTGCAAACCGTCCCGCCCGGCAAGGGGGTGTTGACCACGCCCGGCCAGGACGCAGGGCCGGAGGCGAAGGTCGGTGCCTCGCGCAGCACCGGGGTCGGCGCCATCGCCGCCCACCCCTCCAGGTATTCGCCGGTCGAGGTGAACGGCGTCGATTGCAGGGAGATCCAGTCGAGGTAGCCGTAATGCAGATAGGCGAGGCCGGCCTGCACCCAGGCCAGCACGCGCAGCACGGCCCTGCGCAGGAACCCGTCGGCGTTCGGCAGATCGGACGCGGTGATGTCCTGCATCGCCTGCGCGCGAAGTGCAGTGAGGGTCGGCCTTGGAAATGGCACGGATCAGGATTCCTGCGACCAGGCGTAGCTGTAGAGGTTCGGAACGCCGTTCGCCGTGATGGTGACAATCGCGCCGATGCCGCCCGGGCCTGTGAAAAACGGTTGCGCGTCCACCGCCGACGCGACGCCATCGGTAATCATCCAGCCGTGGCATTGGATGATCTGGTCGCGCAACCAGTTCAGCGTGTCTTGCGTGCGCGGCCTTGCGAAAGCCTGGTAGATTTTCGAGCCGATATGATCGTCCGGGATCACGGCGAGAGTCGGGTCCTCCAGCGCCGCATAGGTGTCGATCCAGCTTCCGTGCGGATCGTTGTCGAACACGATGTCGCCGGGATCGACCTGGGCATCGGTGAACATGCTGATCAGGGAAGCCGTCTCCAGGTCGTGCCCCAGCTCCAGCCCGGCGCCGAGCATGTTGAGGTCGCCGGTCCCCGTGGCCGGGTCCCAGACGATGCGAATGTCGCCCACCGTGCTAACCGCCTCTCGACGGATGACGCATCGCGGTCGCGTCGCGAGTGCGGCAGACGCCAAACGGCACATCAGTCCGCGTCGCGGCCTGATCGCTGGCAAGATGCGTCATCAGGTGCTGGCCGTAGGCGCGGTGGTGCCCGCGGCAGCGGTGCCCTCGCCGTGCTTGTGCGTCTGCAAACCGACTTGGTCGGCGCCGCCATAGCCCGCGATGACCGCGCCGGTGACGTGCAGATCGCCGGCAATCGTCATGGGGTTGCCCGCGCAGGCAACCGAGGGACCGCCGGCGGTCAGCCAGACATAGGCGCCCCGGAGGTCGTAAAGCGCGGAATCGCCCACGCCGAGGTTCCGCAGCCGATAGGTCTGGTGACCGCCGGCGATCGCCAGGGACTTCGCCCGGTCGCCGTCGAGGAAAGCCAGATGCAGGTCGGTGCCGATCGGCGGCGAGCCGGTGACGCCGAACCCATAGAGCAGCGGGATGTTGTCGCGCGTGGACAGCGCATCGAGCTGCGCCTGCACCGTCTGCACCGGCCCGGTGTCGTTCACCGTCAGCGTCGTGCGGGCAAGCGCGAACGGTGCGCCACGGCGCAGCATCAGCGCACTCACCTGCCGCTCCAGCATGACAACCTGGCGCGCCAGCATGGCGACGGTTGCTTCGAGAGATGTGGACATTCAGGCTCCGGCCGCTAAGGCGGCGTGTTGGTGGACGGCGGCGCGGGGGCTTGCGAGGTCTGCGGCGCGTTCGCCAGCTCCGCGTCGAACAGGTTCAACGGGTTCGGCTCGGGGCTGAACGCATCGGGCGGCATCAGGATCAGGTCGGTGTGCGTGCCGCTCATGTCCTTGCGAAAGGACAGCGAGCCGATGATCCACGTCGCGTTGGAAATGTCGGCCGCCGGCGCGTCGATCGTCGCCAGCCAGTTCGGCGTCCAGAGGTTGCCGCTGCTGTCGCGCCAGCTATCGCAGGTGATAGACGCGCCCTGGCTCCGGCCGATGCGCCGGGCCTTTTCCCAATTCGCGCGCTGCTTGGCGATGGCATCGTTGTCGATCGTCTGCTGCCCGGCCGGGGTCGGCGCGATCTGTTCGGAGACAATGATGCGCAGCCGGTATTCGCCCAGCGTGTCGTCCAGGATGGTTGCCCGGCGATTGGCCAGGCCGCCCAGGTCGGCGGTTTGGTCGACGCCTGAGTAGACCACCACGTATGTCGAGAACCGGCCATCGACAGACCGCTCCCCGTTGATCGCCTCGACGTTGCCCGGGAGGGTAAAGCCGGAGGCGTGCTGCGAGGTTCCAATGCGATCCAGCACGAGTCTGCCGAACACGTCCTCGTAGACCAGGTAACCGGCGTAGCGCGCCACGCTCTCGATGATCTGGTAAGGCGTCTCGCCCAGCGGCACCTGAAACGACGGGATCGCGATGCCAAGGTCGGCGACGGCCGAGCGGGCTGTGATGCCGTACGCCTTGCAGAGCTTGGCCGCCACGTCGAGCGCGTTCGCCCCGTTGATCTGCCCGCCGCGGATGCCCGGATCGTTCAGCAGATCGGCCGAGCAATCGACCAGGTTGCGGGTGATGCCGCGGCCCGAGAGGGTGACCTGGTGGTTGCGCGCGTCGATCGGGATGGAGCGGCGGTCGATTTTCCCGGTGATGACGAGGTCGGACCCGATATAGATCAGGCACGACTGCCCCGGCCGCGTCCCCGCCAACGCCGCGCCTTGCAGGAACTCGGCACTTGCGCTTAGCGTCCAATTGTTCGGCATCGACTCACAGGACCGGCTGATGCTCACGTTCTGCCAGCCGACGAAGCGATTGGAGCCGACCTGGATGGTCACGTCATCCGGGCCGGAGCCGAGAGAAGCCGCCACAGTTTATCGCTCCGTCGCATTGGGGGGATTGTGCCGGCGCCGCGGCCTTCCCGGCCGCAAGGATGGCAAGTGCACAGTTCGGTCTCGCGGCCGTCGCCAGGACGATCGGTGTGAGAATCGTCAGAGCGTAGTGATCGATGGTCTCTGGGATGATTTCCCGGAACAAATCCTATGGCGGGCTGGGAATGCCGTTCGACCCAAGGGACATAAACCGGCGACGGTTGGCTGTGATCTTTGCCACCTCGTCCGAATGGGCGTTGGAAGGGAGCTAACCCGATGCTGAAAAGGAACCAGTGGACGTTAGGTGAGCGCCATCATGTGATACCTCCTCTGCCGGAGGGCATCAGAGGCGTATGGGGTTGTAGCTTGCAACGCACCACTTTCGATCCGTCGATAGGTCAGGAAGTTCACGCCGTATATACAGAAGAACCTGACCAAGCGGGAGAATTCACTGATATTTCTCCGTTCAATATGCTTGTTCACAAGGGACTGGTACGCACGCCGTATGGTGTGGTTGCCTTCTTGATATGGCAGATAGCGATGGGAACCCCCCAGCAGGTTGCCGTTGAGCAGTACCTGAATCCGCACAACGTGAAGGCGCTGAGGCTTGTGTCAGACGCCGCAAATCAAACGCATTTCAAACTTCTTGTAGTCAACAACCAGACTTCGGAAGTGACTGCGTTCATCGACTTTGAGAATGTGTTTAGATTTGACGAATTAGCGTCAGCCATGGTCTTGGCTATCGGGCACGAACCAGAGGGAGAATTTGACGCTGCGATGAGGCATGTAATGGACACCATGACTGTAGACCAACTTATTGCTCTTTCCTCTCAAGATGAATCAAGCCCCACATCCGAAGATGGGTCGTCTGCGTCAGACAGACTCATTGGTGAGCCGTTGATTATAGTGGTCTCCCGAGAGGAGGTCGAGGGGCGAGTTCCGGCAACATCGCTGAAAGCCTTGGTGGAATGTCTGTCACCACCAGACCGAGCACGTCAACTTTGCGGAAAACTCGACATCGCATTCCATGGATATAACAATGATCGACGAGAACTTTTCGAAATACCAGAGGTCCGAAACTTCGTGAGCAAGTTAGACGACCAATTTCCCTTTTGGTTGTTTTTCCTGACAAAGAGCGGATTGGGTCTTCAATGTATCATGCTGTGCATGATGCCGCCCTTTTTGACCGAGGCGGCTCGGCGGACTGTGCATCCTCAACGCTTAGATGATCTCCTTAATACGAGGTGGTTTCCAGCAATGAATCATATGTGCGAGATGGTCGGATTCTCGGAAGAGAAGATTGAAGCTCTTACAGAGGAGGCGGTTGACTATTTCGTGAACGGCCCATCTACCCACCGGACCTAATTATGTTCAACGTCCGGGGACAGAGAGGGGTGGTTGTTGATTCAAACAGCCCGCCACGCTACTCCCAGCCCCAGTTGGTAGAATGCGGGACCACAAACCCCGGCGTCGGTGGACCGATCGTGCCCCCTACCTGCGCGGCTTGGTGCGAGATCCTCGCGCGGTCGCCGGCTTCTTGGCCGGGGTCGGCTTTCGCTCGGCCACCTCCAGGCCCATCACCACCAGCTCGCGGAGGGCAGCGGACTCGCTCTCCAGGAACTGGGCGAAGCGGTAGGCGGTGACGCGCTTCCACAGGTCGTCGTCAAGCCCGACTTGTCTGCGGTTCGGTGCGGTTGCTGGTCTGCCCATGTGCGTCGCCTAGCACGGGAAATCCGGGTTTACAAGTAATTTACTTGTGGCATTGTAGTTGCTTTTATGCAATAGTAAGTCATTGAAAAACGGGACGCGCCTCAATGACCAGGTCCGCCTTTATCCAATTCTCCGCCAGCGAAAACAGGTTCACCAGCGAGGCCGTCGAATACCGGGTCGAGGCCTGGGGCGACACTCCGATCGGGCAACTCTTCGCCTCGATCCGCACCAAGCTGCGCCGCAGGAAGGCAGGCCGCGTTCGCCTCTCCGACCCGGAGATTGGCGAGCTGGTCTGGCTGCTCGACAACGTGATCCACCACAAATATCCGGCCGACACGCTCCGCGCCTTCAAGCGAACCCTCGCCAAACTGCGCGGCGCCGTGCTGACCGAGGACGCGCCAGTCAGGTGATGGTGAAGGCGACCACAGCGCCGCCCTGCCACGGCTGCGTGTACTGAACCGCGCTCGCGACGATGGTGCCGCCGGCGTTCGTTTCGACCGACCAGAAGTAGTAGGTTCCCGCGGTCGCCGGGGTCGGCACGCCGTACGCATACCAATAATTGTGACCGCTGTTTGAAATCTGACCCTGCGCGATCGTCATCCCTGAGATCGACGTTGGCGCGACCGTCGATGACGTGCTCCATCCGAAATAGACGTTGGCCGGAACGGTGTGGCTGCCATCGCTGGACGATGAACCATCGTCGGCGTTGGCGTTGCACGTTGAAGCGTGCGCGTAGCTGGTGCCGCTGCCATAGGGCTGAAAGCCGCTGCCCATCGCGTAGTTGTACGTCGAGGTCGTGCTACTGCCAGACCAGGACCCGGGTGAGGATGGCGAGGCGTTGGTGGCCTGCACCTGCACATCATACGACGTGCCGGCGGTAAGTCCGGTGATGCCGAACGGGCTGGTGACACCGCTGACCGTTGTCCAGGAGTTCGCCGCGTGAACGCTGTAGCGCAGATTGTAGCCGGTCGCGGTGCCGCCGCTGCTTGGCGCGGTCCAGGTCGCGGTCAGGCCGGTGTTGCCGGTCACCGCGACCACGCTGCTGATCACCGGCACGCCGGGCGCGGCGATCACCGCGGCGGCGGCGGACAGGTGCCCCAGCAGCAGGTTCCGCAGGTGCGGCATCAGTTGCTGACCACGGGCGTCAGCGTGAAGGTCTGTCCGCTGATCGGAGTCAGTGACCCGCTCGAAGTGTATTGCAGGTCCCAATAGACGGCAGAGCCGGACGCCAGCTTTATCCACAGCGCGCTGCCGGCCGCCGGGGTGCCGACACCGGCGGCGCCGTCGCCGAACTGGCTCAGCGTGACACTCATCGAGCCAAGGTAACCCGCCGCCCCGGTCGCTACCCCATAGGCCCCGCCGTCGCCGTTGGTATAGGTCGGCGCGGCCGACCAGAACCGCACGGCCGCGACCACGGCACCCCACCCGGTGGTGACGTTGGTCGTCAGGATGATCTCGGGGATGGCGGCGGCGCCCCCCGCGTTGGCGATGGCGAACGACGGCACAACCACCGATCCGGCCGTGGTGCTGCTGGCAATCAGTTCGTTCTGCGCATAGGCCGTGGTGTTCGCCGGCCGCGTCAGGGTCGAACTCGGTCCGGTGACCAGCGGCGACAGCGGAGCGCCAACTGGGAACGGATGCGCGGCGCTGACATCATTCCCCGCCCCGTCCTGCTGCTGCGAGCGCAGCCCGCCGCTTGGCGTGAGGCTGCCATACGTCGTGTCCCCGACCGTCAGCGACGGCGGAGCAGACGAAACGATGCCTTCCATGAATTGAAATTCCCTTAGTCGCTAGGTGACGGTGCGGGTTAGGTGACCGTGTAGGGGCCAGCAACAAGCAGGCCGATCGTCGCGCCACCGCTGTTCTGCGCCTCGATCCACAGGTACGAATTGCCAGCCGTCCCGACCTCAGCCGGATAACCACCCCAGAGGTTGCCGCTGTAGTTGTTCGGCGTGATCCAGCCGGAGGCCGGTTGCGTGGTGGCGGAGGTTCCGAACGCCTCTCGCATCGCGGCAGGCGTCGGCGTCGCTGTGACGTTGACGCCAGGGCCATAGCCCGGGGCAAACGGTCCCGCTGGCGAAACGTAATTCAAGGTCAGTGTGGTGGTGTAGGTCGTCCCGTTCATCGTCGCCGTGAAACTGCTCGCACCGGCTGCATTCACTGCTGCCACCTGGAAATCATATTCCGTGGCCGAGCTAAGACCGGTGATCGTCGTCGCGGTGCCGGCAATCCCGGTCACCTGAGTCCAGGAACCGCCGACGCTCGTCACGCGATACCGGGCGGTGTAGCTGGTCGCCGCGTCATGCGTGCCGTCGATCGCCGCCGCCGACCAGGTGATGGCGATGCTCGACGTGGTGATCGCCAGCAGCGTGCCCGCCGCAAGGCCGGTGGGCACGTTCGGCGCGGCGGTCGAGGTGGTCGCGCTCGCGGAGGATGACGTTGCGGTGCCCGCACTATTGGTGGCGATCACCTGGAAATTGTAGGCCGTCGCGTGCGCCAGCCCGGTGACGCTGACCGAGGTTCCGGCGATCGGCGAGCCGAACGTCGCCCAGCCTCCGCCCGACACCAACTGGTATTGCGGCGTGTAGGTCGCTGCCGCGTTGTGCGTGCCGTCCGTGGCCGAAGCCGTCCACGACAGCGCGACTACGCTGTAGGCCGGCGAGCCGGCAGTCGCCGCGAGGCCGGTCGGCGCGTTCGGCGGGTTGAGCGTCGTGGTGGCCGTGGCCAGGATCGACGGAGATCCAACGCCCGAGGTGTTGCTCCCCAACACCTGGAAATCGTACGCCGTGTTGCTCGACAGGCCGGTCACCGTGAAGCCGGTCGGCGAAGGCCCAACCGTGCCCACGGTTGACCAGATGCCAGCCCCGTGCGCGCTGACCTGGACGATGTAGCCCGACGCCTGACCGCCGGTCGTCGCCGGCAACCACGACAGCACTGCGGTGCTCGCCGTCGTGCTGACCACGGCCAAGCCCAGCGGCGCGTTCGGGGAGGGAAGCTGGTAGACTCCAACGCTCGGCGCCGGCGCGATCAACGGGGCGCTCGCGCCCGCCGCCAGGTCATAGGTCGCGTTCACCGTAGGGCCGGTGCCCGAGGCAAGCGCCTGAAACGTTGTTGGGCAAAACGCCGGATGGATCGCACCCGATTCCGCCGCGATCTGATCCGACCGGCTCGCGTCGAGGTAGAGGCGGTGTGCGATCACCAGCGACGGAAGCGGGAGCTGCATGTTGACCGTCACGATGCTCGGCAGGCTGGCGCCGCGCACCGTCAGGTCCTGCACCACGGCCGAGCGTAGCGCCTTCAATGCGGTATAGCTGGCATCCTCCCCGGCATCGCCGGCAGCGGTGATCTCGCTGTCCAGGGCCGCGGCAAGCGCCACGCGCAGCGCGGCGGCATCATCGTAGCTGCTGGGCTGGTAGGCAGCCGATGCGCGCGCCAGGCTGACCAGCGCCGCGCGTCGGCACGCCGCCGCCATCGCGTCCCGCATCGCCGCCATCGCCGCACCTATGCCCACCGTCCCGCCGGCACTGTCCGCGAACGTGAACCCGGCCAGCGCGAGCAGGACCTGCACCTGGTCGGACGGATCGGTGATCCCAGCGCGCATCGCCTCCACAAGCGCCGCCAGGGCGTCGGGCATGTCGGTGCTGGCAGAATACGAGCCAGCGGCTGCGGCGGCTCCAGACGCAGCCAGGGCCAGCGCGGCGCGCTGATTCGCGAGTTGGGCCTGGAGCGTCGCAACCGTGGTGCCGATCGGCAGCATGGTCGAGGCCGAACCCGCGCCATAGCGGCCATAGGATGTATTGGCATCGGGCGGCGGGAGCGCCGCTGCCATGCCGACGATCGCGGTGGGATTGGCGCCTCCGGCGATCGTCGCCGCGGCGAAGTTCGCCACCACCGTCTGGCCCTCGCCAGTGACGGCCGGGCCGGCCGCGGCGGCGGGAATAGCCGTGCCGCCCAGGTCGCTGCCGGAGGCCGTCAACGCGCTGTCGGCCGCGGCAAGCACCGCGATGACCGTGGCGATGATGGTGGACGGGAAAACCGGGCTGCCGGCTTCAATGAATTGGAACGCGACCTCGATCACCCGCATCTTGTCGCGGTGGATGGCGGTCGAGGCCGAACCGACAGCCACCTTCACGGCGCCGATCGTCGGGTGGATCAGCAGCCCCGGACCCTTTGTCTCCACCGCGTTGTCGAGCAGGAGCTGCATGACCGGCGCCAGGTCGCCGATCAGGTAGCCGGAGAAGCTGTAGAGTCGCAGCGCGCGGCCCATATCCTCCGGCCAGCCGCCATCGATGTAGGGGTATTCGTGGATCGCCTGCCGCCGGCCCTTCTTGGCCTGCGCCGCGATCACCTTGAACGGCACCCCGCGAAAGCTCGCCGTTTGCAGCAGGCCCATGAAGCCCGCGATGCTGGTCGGGGGCGCAAAGCCCGTAACACCCGTAAACCCGCTCACAGCTTTAGCTCCACGGACCGCCGACCATCGGCATGCTGTGCTCGACCCTCGGCGGCGACGCGCTGGCCGCGCCCGTCGCCACTGCGCTTGCCGTGGTACCCTGCGGCGCGCCATGCAGATGCACGTCCACCTGGACGTGTCCATTCGGCGCGGCAGCAGCGGCGGCCGTGTTCGCAGCGAGTGCCGTATCGAACGTGGACAGCGACTGATTCGACTGAGACCCGCCGGGCAGCGACGGCCAGATCGAACCGAGCGCGGACGCGATCTGCATCTGGTGGTTGCCCGCCTTCAAGTCGTCTTCAAGGTCGCGGCCAGTCCGCGCGCGATACGCGGTCGTTGCGAGATACCACGCCCCCTTGTCCTGACTGTCCGGACTGAAATCGGTCAGCCCGGCAGCATTGGCGACGGACCGCCACGTACCGGAAATGAACTGATATTTGCCCGCCGCCGTGCTGGTGCCGCCCGGCGCGATGCCTTCGGGAAACTGCGAATAATCACTGAACCGGGTCCTGCTGTTATCGTTGGTCGGCGACCATCCGTTCTTGATGTCATACCGGCCGTGGGACTCCGGGCCGGCGAGGGTTTCCAGGAACCCTCGCTTGGTGGGGTCCATCGACAGATCGACATTCGACTTGCGCGACCCGCCGCTAAGCCAGTGCCACGCGCGCTCATACCAAGGCGGCCGGTAATCGTCCGACGACGGCGCCGGGTTGAACGGTGAGCCGACCGGCGCAAAGGGAATGCTGACACCGCCCGGAGTGAAGATCGTCCTGGTATCGTCAAACGTCTTCGCGGGTGGGAGTTGGTTCGCCAGGTAGCCGATTCCGGCTGACACCGCCAACAACTCAGTCGGTCCAAGCAGGCCGAGCGCGCGCAGTATCCACACCGCCGGCTTGATCGCCGACAGCGCAGCGACCGCGCCGATCACCGCGCCGGCATTGGTCCCGTAGGAATCTGCGAGGGCTTGGTTCCGCTCGATCCAGTGCGACGTGGTGTCGAGAACCTTGGTCGCGGTGCCCGACCAACTATCAACGATGCGGTTGCCGACGCCCTCGATCGCGAGGCCGAGTTCGGCCCAGGACGAATTCATTTTCTTCGCGTTGGCTGCCATCTCGGCAGTCATCACGCCGCCGGTTTCCCGCGCCCGGGCCACGAACGCATCGAGGCCCGCCTGCCCTTTCTCCAGCAGCGGCAGCAGGTCCTTATCCACGCCGACAGCGGCGAGCGCCCGGCCGGCCGTCGCCTTGTCGGTATAGGTTGACGCTTTGTTCGCCAGCTTGCCGAGGGCATCCTCAGTCTTCGTGATGTTGCCTTGTTCGTCGCGCCAGTCGATGCCCAGCGCCTTCAAGTTCATCTGCGCCGTCGCGTCGCGATTATAGAACGCGGCGTGCAACGTTTCGGACAGCCCTTTCAGGCTGCTGTCCATCGCGTCGGCCGAGCTGCCGGCCAGCCGCGCGGCACCACGCAACGCACTCAGCCGATCGACCGGCGTGTTCAGCAGGTTCGCGGTCTTGCTGATCGAATTGCCCGCGTCGGCCCACCTCCGGCTCAGCTCGACCATCCCACCGAGGCTCGCGGCCGAGGTAATCCCGACCATCGGGCCGGCCAGACGTTCCACCGCCCGCGCCGCGCCGAGCGCGCGATCGCCGAGCGTCTGCATGCCCTCGGCAGCCCGGTTGATGCCGGTAACATCGCCGAATTTCGCCAGGCTCTTGTTGAACCGATCCGCTGGCGCGGTCAGCGCGGCGATGCGCTTGTTGATCGCATCGAGGCCAGCACTCGCGGCGTCGTTGATGCCGACGCCGATCGCGAACCCGGCTGACTTACCCGCCACGTTCGCGCTCCGTGATTCGAGGCATCAGGCTCGCCCAGCGCAGCAGCGCCGAAAGCGGCAGGGCCAACGCCCACCGCAGGCCGTCGCCATAGAAGCGACCGACTTTCGCCGCGTGGATCTCCAGTTCGCCCGACCGGGCGAGCAGGATCAGGAGGCCGGCGCCGCTGCTGCCGCCAGCGCGGCGGCGGCCTTCGCCGCTTGCTCGGCCGCCAAAGCCTCGGCTGCGGCCTCGGCCAGCACGGCCTTGCGCCGCGCGGCCCGCCAGCTCTCCAAAGGGTCGGGGGCTGGCGCGCCCACGAACTCCTCCAGGTAATCCGCGATCTGCTGGTTGAACCAATGCGGCTGCACTTTCAGCACGTCGTACGGCACATGCTCGGCCGAAGCCGACTCCAGCATGCGCAGGGTCACGTCGAGGCCGCTCGCGCCGTGAACGGCGGTCGCCTTCAACACGTCCTCGGAGGTCGGCGCACCAACGGTCAGCGTCGTGTATTGCAGCCCGCCGCTCATCTGCGGCTTCGGCAGCGTCCAGACGATCGGCTCCGGCACCGGCACCCATTCGCTCATGATCTTGCCCCAATTTCCATGATGGTTCCGGCCACCCCTTCAAACCGGAAATCGAAACCCGCGTCGGCACCGTTCACACCGGGGCGGCCGACATACCAAAGGTTGTGCCCGACGATCTGCTTGCCGTTGGCAAGCAGGAACACCACCGTCGCATTGCTCAGCCCGGTGAATGACGTGACACTATTGGAACCGGTGTCGCGGAACTTACCGGAGATGTAGGGCGCGACCGGCTTCTGGTCGTAACCATCAACGCCCGACAGGCTCGCCATCGTCGTGTTCTCGACGTTTGCCGGGTCCCAGATGAATTCAATGACAGAGATCGCGCTGCCGTTGACGCTCGCCGCGGTGATGCCGGCAAGCCGACGATTGGTCGGCGTGCTCGGCGCCAGAGTTCCTGACATGGCTCAGCCCCTATGTGCTCTGCTGGAATTGGATGAGCAGGCCGACGTTGATGACCTGATCGCTGAAATCGAGCGGCAGATACATCAGGACCTGCCCCTTCGTTCCCGGGCCGGCCGTCGCGTTTTGTGCGAAGGTCCGCACGTTCTGCACGATGAAGATGCTCGCGAGATAGGCATAGACCGCGACCACCGCGCCAAGCATCGCGTTTGGCGTGGTGGCGGGCGACCCAGGCGGGATCAGGGTTCCGTTGCTCACCAGGATTTTGCCCGGAACGATGAACTGGCTGGTGATCTGGGTCGCGATGTAGCGGGCCGCGTACATCGCCTGGAACATGATGTTCGTGTTCAGATACGAATTGTCCGGCTGGCCGCTGGCATTGCTCTGATAGGTGGTGATCGAGCGGTCGATCCGGCAGACCCCGGCTGCATCGACCGTGAAGGTGCTCATGCCGTCGAACAGCAGGGTGTTGCGCTCGCCGGGAGTATCCTGCGAGGCGATCGGCGGCGGCAGCAGGTTGAGCGCCTGCGTGGCGAGGCCCTGCGCCGGGTTGACCCGCAGCCGGATGACATGCGCGGCGCACCAGTCCGACGCCTCCAGCCACGCCGGTGTCGGGCTGTCATAGAAGCCGAGGATGGTGGCGTGCTGGTCGCTGCGGCCGGTACCGAAGGTCGTTCGGGCGCTAAAGGTTCCGCGGTAGGCCGAGAAGACATGCCCGTACAGCATCGTCTCCGCCGCCCAGCGGCCGGAGGAGTCGGAGAGAAACGTCTGCAACGCATTCAGGCTGGTCGCGTCGGTGTAGGGCAGGTCGATATAGTCGAAGAGCTGGACGCCCAGGTTCGACAGCAGCGTGGTCAAGGTCGGGTTGGTCGCGCCGCTCGCAAAAGGCGTGATCGTGTAGCTCACCCCGGCCGGGATGACCTCGCCATTCTGCGCACCGCGATAGGCGAACCGGATGTCGATGTCGTTGAGCGCGAGGCCCTTGTGCAGCGCGGTCAGATCGACCTGGTAGGCGTGCGTGCCGTCAACCGCCGCGGAGCATGCAACACCGACCGAGGCCGCGATCGCGGCAACCGTGTTGGTCGCGATGATCGACGCGGTGTCACCGCTGTTCACCGCAACCGGAATCGACACTCCCATCAAATACAGCGGCAGCGTGCCGGCAGCGGTCGCCGGGCCGGTGAAGCTGATGCTGCCGGTCGCTGCCGTGCCGGCGCTCGCATCCGACAGCGGGCCAAGCCAGACCTCACCGAACGGGTCCATCAAGCGGTAGGCGGCATATTTCAGCGCCAGCATGGAGTTCAGACCGCACAGCAAGTTGACCTGGGTCTGGCTGTAGGCCTGCACCGCGACGTTCGGGGTCGCCGTGCCCGAGCTGGTGATCTGGCCGATTAGCAGCGCGCGCGCATTCTGCGTCGCGGTGTTCGCCTGGCTGGGGTCGAACTCGGCGTTGACGCCGGACGGGCGCCAGTACTGCCAGGGGAAGTACTTGAAGGCGAGGCTCTCGCTCACGGCTTGGTCTCCGCCAAAGGTTCTTCAGGGATAGGAAGCGGCGCCGCAGCGTCATGCTCGGCCGCAGCCGGCGGGAGCGGTTCGCCGGCGGCTGGCGGCAGGTGCAATTGGAAGGCGTCGGCCGCCGCACGCGCCGCGGCCTGGTCGATCATCGGTGGAACCACGGTGACGGCCGCAGGCGGTCGAGGCGGTGGTGGGGCCGGTGGCTCAGCCAGCACCACGTCGCCATCGCGGACGCGGCGGTGCCAGAACGTTATCTCGGGCACATGCTCGCCCTGCGGCGACAACAGGCGCTTGTTCGGCCCGCGCACGATCAGGGGGAGGGCAGGATCATCCTGCCGGTGTCCCGGTTTGACGAACATTGTCACCTCGGAATGTAGGAACTGGCCGCTGGCGCTCAGGTCCCGCGGACTGATTCAGGGTTACGCCCGATCAGGGCGCGTGATGCAGCAGCACGTTGATCAACATCGTAACGAGCGCGCCCATCAGGCCCGCGCCGGCAGCGATCACGGCAGAGTCCAGTCTCGACGTGACCTGGCTTTGACCCCGCTCCTGGTTCACCCGCTCGGACAGCGTTTCAACCGTGACGACCAGTTTTTCGACCGACCGGACGACGGTTTGCAGCAACGTTTCTGCCACCGCCACGCGCTCGCGCACCGTGGCCTCGACGGGGCAATGCTCGGTCATATGGCTCTCCGGTTATGTCGGGCTGTCGCTGAGCTGGACCGGCGTGTCGGTCGCCTGCACCGGCAGGTTCCAATCCCAGCCGCTGCCGAGGTCCGCGCCGATGTCCCAGCCGGCCGGCCGCTCCACCGAAGCCGAATTGTCCGTCACCGCGTTGCCGCGATAAATCCAGGTGTTGCCGTAGGGGTAGAACAGCAGGCACCCCGAGCTGGCGGAGGTCAGCGCGGACCCAAGCGTCACCTGGAGATGCGTCGCATCGACGCGCACACACGCCGTCGCGGTTCGGACGGTCCCCGGGCTCGCTTCATTGCCGCCATCCATCACCGCCCAGCCGACCCCGTTCACCGCTTGCAGTGGCACGATCAGATCGGTGCCGGCATCGTGCGCCACGGTGACGATGATCACCGTGTTGCTCTGCCGGTAGGCGTGCGTGATCGTCGGTCCCACGCTCGGCACGCCGGACGGTATCGCGGTGATGCTGTCGCCGCCGCTCGACGCCAGCACCGCCCGCGCGATCGGGCCGGCCGAGACCTGGCCCAGCCGCAGGTTGTCGGTTGTGTCCAGGTGATTGTTGTCGCCCGCCGCGGTAATCAGCCCGGTGTTCGCGTCCCAGGTCGCGCCGCGCGGGTTGCTATCGGCCGTGAGAGGCATCGCACGGAGCGCGTTCTGCGCTGCAAGCACTGACGTCGCCGGCATCTCGTTGCGGATCATCAGCATGCCGGGCGAGGACCAGAACGCGATCGGGTCCCACCAGGCCAGCGGCAGCGACGCGGCGGTGCGGCCAAGCATGGCGCGGACCCTGGCGAGGAAGTTCTGCGCGCCGGCCTGCCAGAACGCGCCCTCGCTATATTCGCGCGTGCTGTCGCTTTCGAACCACGGCCACACGATCGCCGCGATGTCCGCCAGGTCAGCAGCGGACCATTCGGCGAGATACGCCTCGACCGCGATTCCGTCCGTGCCGAGGCTCCAACCGCCCGGGTTGGAGCCGTCGCCGGGGTCCGCCAGGAAGTTGCCCGGGATGTAGATTCCGCCTGTGCCCGGCGGCTGGCGCACGTTGTAGATGCCGTGGCCGCCGATCGCCGTGTAGGCCGAGCTGCCCTGGTTGCCGATCACGCCATAGCTGGCCGCGCCGAGATGCCAGGCAAGGCCCTGCGCGCACAGGTTCCAAGCGCCATCCGACAGCGAATTGACCGCGTTGCTCTGCCCGATCACCAGGACGTTCACGCCACGCCGCGCGCCGCACAGCCAGCGCGCCGAGGCGGTAATCAGCGTAGTCACCTCCGCCGACGACAACGCCCGCTCCCAGGTGGCCGCCTCGTTGAACCAGCATTGCGCCGATCCCTGAGAGGTCGTGTCGGACAGGAAGGTGAGCGTGCCGGTGTTGCTGCTGGGCAGCGGATTCGCGACGGCGCTCGCCACCTTCACGCCATCCAGCCACGCATCCACGCCGGTCCCTTGCGTGTAGTGCAGGATGACGTTGTGCGTGTGCCGCCGCTCCATCGTGACCGACAGGACGGTCTGCGACGCGCCAGGGAACAGCACCAGGCGCCCGGCAACAACGCTGTCCAGCGCCAGCACCACGGTCGAGGCGATGGTCAGCAACGCCACCGGATCGGCGTTGTAGCTTGTGCCGGCGCGCAGGTTCGGGCGGGTCCAGACCAGATACCGGGTCCAGGAGCTGCCCGACCCCATCGAAAGCCCGTTCACAGCGAAGCCGACGCGCGGATCGAGCAACGGCGCCAGCCCGGCGCCTGCCGGCATCGCGGTCGGGAGGCCAGCCCCGCCCAGCAGAACATTGATGCGCGGCGCGGCCTGCACTGGCAGGCTGGGCACCAGCGCACGGCTTGACCCCGACAGGTCCGTCAGGGCGGCCACAGAGCCGCCTGACAGGCTCGCCAGCGGCACGCCGCCAGCGTTCACCATGTTGGCGGCGGCGCCCGCGTCCCACCAGCCGGAAAGGCCCGTGATGCTCCCCGGCGTCGCCGAGGTGACCGGAGGCGGCGGCAGTGGCGAGACGGTGCCGGTCAGCGGCGCGGCCAGCAATATCTGGCCGGCGCCGAGGCCCTGCGCCGCGCCGGGCTTTGCCTGGAACACGCTCATGTCGCCGTGACGCCCGGCGTGATCGCCGTGCCGTTCTGCATCGTCTGCCCGGTCGTCGCGATCGCGGCGAACACCGCGTCACCGCCGCTATCGTAGAAGATCATCCAGCCGTACCAGGTGCCGGCCGATGCGGGCATGTTTGCCGAGTAGGACCCGTAGACCAGCGGATTTCCGTTGTAGAGCGTCATCACCTGCAACGTCGCCGGCGGATCGACCTGCGTTGCCGACCAGCCGAAGCTCGCCGAGGCGACCGAAGAACTGACGGTGAAGGTGGCAATCGCCCCCGTCGTGCCGTGCGCCACCGGAGCGTTCGGGTAGCCGCCGGTGCCCCAATAGGTGAGCGTGCCGAGCGCCGGCCCTGGCGTGCCCGTGGTGGTCGTGCCGGAACCGCTGCCAGCCGCATTAACCCCGAACACGTTGAACTGGTACTCCAGCCCGGCGATCAGCCCCGTCACGGTGTAGTAGGCGGTCGCAATCCCGCTCGCCGCGGTCGCCCAGTTCGCAGAGCCGTTGATGCGATATTGGATCGTGTAGGTTGCAGCCGCACCGTGCGAACCATCGATCGCCGGCGCCGTCCACGACAGCGGCACGGTGAAGTTGGTCACCGTGCCGGCGGCAAGCGCGGTCACTGCGTTCGGACCCGCGATCGTCGTGGTGGATGCGGTCACCGTGCTTGATGACGTGCTGCCGCTGCCGGCCGAATTCGCTGCGACATAGAAATCGTAGGACGTGCCGGACGCGAGGCCGGTCACCGTGTAGCTGGTCGCGCTCGCGGCCAGGCCCGCCGTCGCCAGCGACCAGGTGCTGCCCGAGTGCAGCTTGAAATAGGCCGAGTAGCCCGAGACGGTGCCGCCGCTCCCCGGCGCACCCCAGGTCAGCGTCATCGTGCTGCTGGTTGCCTCGCTGGCCGCAAGGTTCGTCGGGGCGCCGGGCGCCGCAGTGGGCGCACCCGTCGAGGCCGTCACCGTCGATGACGCCGTGCCGCTGCCGCCGCTGTTGGTCGCGATGACCTCGAAGTCGTACGAGGTCGAGGCCGAGAGGCCGGTCACCGTGAAGGGAGATCCGCTGGCACTCGTCGTCGCCGAAGTCCATGAACCGGCGCCGGTGACCTGGTAGTTCACCGTGTAGGCCGTGGGCGTTCCGCCGCTGCCCGGCGCCGTCCAGGACAGCGTCATGGTCGAGGACGTGGCGCCGGACGCGGCCAGCCCGGTGACCTGGCCGGGGGTGGCTGGCGCCGCGCCGCCGCTGCCGGCCGAGAGCGTAGCGAAATTCACCGTGCCGCCGCTATAGGTGGCCGAGACGATGCGCGCGGATTCGCCGGTCGGCAGGACGTTCCCGGCGTTGCTGGTAGTGATCCCCGCCCCAAGGGTCACATTCGACCCGCTCACGTTCACCACGTCGCAGACGAAGCCGCTGCCCATCGTGCCGGTCGGCGTGATCGTGATTCCTTGGCTACAGATCAGCAGGCGATTGTTGTGCGTCGATCCGTCGAGGTTGGTGTTCGCGGTCAGCTCCACCACGGGCTGGTGATAGTCCGGCAGGTGCGACGCCATCAGCGACCAGACGGCCGCCAGGGTCTGCCGCAGCAGCACGTTGCTCCCCTGGCCGCTCGGGAAGGTGTCGGTGTCGGCGGCCGGGTTGGCCGTCGCCAACAGGTCGATCGTCTCCGGATTGAGCAGGGTCTGGAGAGTCACCGCGACGGTGCTGCCGCCCTGTCCGATCGGCACGGTGTCGGTCGAAGTCACCGACGAAACCACGTCCAGCGCCGGCACCGACAACGCGACGGCCGCGAGCGCAGCCGCAGCAGTAGCCGAGGCCTGCGCCACGACGGAGTTCGAAAGCGCGGTGGCCGAATTCGCCAGCGCCGTTCCTGCCGCCGTGAGAGCAGAGGCCGCGTTCGCCTGCACCGCCGCGACATCGGCCGCGAGTGCTTCGTCGCCGGCCGCGATCGTCATCGTGCTAACCGCCTTTCGACGAATGACGCATCACGTTCGCTTCGCGAGTGCGGTGGACGCCAAACGGCGCCAAGGCTCGCTTCGCGAGAGGCGTGGTCCGCTTCGCGGCCCGATCGTTTGCAAGATTGCGTCATCCCCACACGTCTCCATCATCCCAAACGAAGCCGCCCCAGACAGCGACCGTCCCGCCGACTGCTTCCTCGGCGACAATCGGCGTTGCGAGCTTGATCGGATCGTCAGGCTGAATTGTCTCTGTAACGTTGGTCAGCGGATCGCCGCGCGGCACGAAGCCATCGGCATCGCTGATCGTCGCCTCGAAGCTCATCCGGAACATCCAGAACAGGCGGGCGCGATCGAAGGTCAGCAGCTCACCGCCGGCATAGAACAGTCCACGCGCGCCACGCTCCGGGTCGATCACCCAACTCAGCAGCGCGCGGAACAGCGCGTACTTCATCGCCTCGACCGGACTGACACCAGCCTGGCCGCGGCGATCGGCCGAGGCGTCGAACTCGACAATGACGCCAATGGTCTCGGTGACGATCTGGAGGTTGCCGTCCAACAGGTCGTTGCTGCCGGCCTCATCCTCCAACGGGATCACCACGGCCGCCGGATAGACGAATTTGCCGGTCAGCGGATCGGTGATCGCGATGACGGACTCGACCCCGGTCTCAAAGTCGGCCGCGCCGCCGACGCGCCCGCCCAGCTCCGGGCAGTAGCGCCGAAGCTGCTCGATCACCAACGAGATATCCATCAGCCGGACTTCTTGCCCCGCTGAAATTTGAGGCCGCTCATCACCGCGACGCGCACCCTGTCGGCCAGGCCATTTGCCACGGCCTGGTCGAGCGCCGGCTCCAGGAACGGGCGCGGCAGTAGGATGCGCTTCTTCGAAATCGCGCTGCGCTTCATGCGGCGAGGTCCGGTCAGATTGGACGGCACGAAATTCGACGCCTTGCTGGTGTCACC